CGTCCGCAAGACGTTATCAGCGCGGCTCAAAACCGTGTGCGGGAGACTATGCACGAATCCAACCCAAAGCTCACGGTGTTAGAGCAAGCTCTTAGGGTCTCTGCTCTCCGCCAGAAAGCACAGCGTCCAATAAGGCAATGTGACCAACGGCCTGCCTGAGCAGCCGTGTCTGATGGTGCTGAGCCTTGGCCATCGCAACGCAAAGCTGAGACAACACATCGATATTGTCGCAGTCTTCAATTTCCCTGATACTGCGCTCCAAAATAAATTGCTCACTCAATGTCGGCTCGACCACCATCCAGTCGAAACTGTTCAAGGGCGCGTTTTTCGGAGGCATAAGGCTCCTCACTTTTAAATCGTATGTAATCACCTATAGCGGGAAATAACCAGTCCTGCACTGGTAAACAAGCCTGCCAATTCACAGGTTGAACGCAGTTCATCACGACTGTCGTCCAGAACGCGCTGATATATCCCCAGTTCATCGATCAACGAATATGGCCCAGCCGCTTGCTTCTCCTTCTATTAACCAACGCTGGTAGAAGGCAGGGCGCGACATCCTGATCCGCTCCCCTGACTTTGTGGTGTCATGACCGCCACGCTCCATGTCTGGCAACCCCATAGGATCCATCGCAATCAGGTCATCTTTGTCATATCCAATAATTAGGCTCCAATGACCAGATCCGTCAGTGTCGCAACAGGCTGGCTTTCCTTTTGTGAAATCTCCTTTGTGCAGCCATCCAACCATCAAAGGACGGCCGGCATCAATTTCAATCTCAATGTCTTCAACCCTCACGTTTTTGCGAAACTCAGCGTCTAGGCCAAGTGATCGCAACGCAGAAACCTGGGCATGAACTTCTGTCGTGTCGCCAAACTTACGTCGCACCTGCCTATAGGCATCTTGGCTTTTGATGCCGTGGTGAAAGGCAACGACCATACTTGCAGCGGCGTCGAAGCACTCACGCGCTCCGTATCCGGTCGGGCTTAAGAGCTGGTTGTAATACGGGACGCCGTAAACCTCTTGATGGATGCCGCTTACTTTCCACATCTCAAACCATTCAGCCTCATCGTCAAGCAGATCTTGATCGATGGACTTCTCCAGCTCCGCAATCGCAGCTAACTGATGAGGGTCGCCTTTTTTAAAGAACTGGAAAAACGGGAGTAGTGATAATAGCCCCACGATTACGCCCCAAACCCACATTTACTTCTCAACGCGAGTCCCTGGGAATAGGTTTACCTTGACGAAATCCACCACTTTGTCGTCAACGGTGTTGTCGGTGGTTTTGCAGTATGCAGTCAAAAGATCAACGACTAATTTCTTGACGCCGTTTGATTGCAAGAAACGAAACAGGATCGGGCGGATTAATAAAAGCATCGGAAACCTGAATGTGCCAAAAGTCTAATGTCTGTCTTGGATGCCTTCAAGACGAGCAATCGCCCTTTCAGCGTCACTAAGCCTGGCAAAAACCTCTGTCGAAATAGCTGCTTGCTCTCGACGGAAAAGATCGACTTGAGAGCTTAAATTGTCTACAGCACTTGTGAGGCGCACCAACGTATCACGACCTTGCAGGCTTTCGCGGCTTGCACTCTTAACAGCGAGGGCACCCGCCCCCACGCTTGCCCCAGCTATAGCCGCCCAAACCTCTACCACACTTTTCGACCTAATTACCGCACATCATGGCAGAAGAACAGGTTAAGCAGGAACAGGAGCAAGAATCCGAATCAACGCCGTTGGCGGATTTTGTAAAGCTGGCTGTACTTACATGGTCGATTGCAATGCTGACCCTTAATTATTTAGGCCACGTCAAAGCCATGGATCCAACTTTTCCCGCCAGCCTGTTGACAGGGACGTTGAGTTCCGTAGGAGTCAATATCAAACGCGCCAATGGCAAGAAAAAAGATGAGCCGCCTACAATCGCAGAAACCCCTACGTCCAAGCCAAAATGAGACGTTTTCTTTTTGTATCGTGCCTAACGTTTTTTGCGGTAAGTCCTGCTTCGGCGGATATTACAAGCAAAATTCAATCGTCGATCTCGCTAACTGTTGATGGCGCAGCATCCCAAGCAAATCGCATCGGCTCTTCACTATCTGTATCTGGTTCTAACGTCACTTTGGGTACTGCTCCTAAGTTCGGGAGCTATAGCGCAGGGACCGCTCTTGGCTACACTCCTGGCGTGTTTACTATTACTAATGCTGGTGACAGCTTTTCATATTCAGAGTCATTCTTAGGCGGTGATAATACTCCAACAGTTTTATCAACAACAGTTACTGCAGGTGTTGTTCCTGCATTGCCAACCTTTGGGAGCACTTTGACTCAAGCTGGAGGAGTGGCTGCGACATTAGCGGGCTCGCTTGATTCTGGCGGTGCAATGTCGATTACTGCAGGGGGCGCAGGCACTGCGGCAGTGGCTCAACTGGTGATGGAGCTCACTGTTAAGTGAGAATCCTGCTGTTGTTGCTTTTAGCTGCCCCAGCTCAAGCAATCCCGGTTGTGCCTTCATTTAGCTCAGGTACTTTGACCAGTACAACTCAAACCAAGACCAAAGTTGTTGAAGTCATCAATTCTTACGATTATCGCAGCGGTTGGGAGTGGTCTGTAACAGGGACCAACATTGCACCTGTTGGTGGCGCAGTCTCTCCGGCAGGTTTAACTACAACGACTAACAGCATTAACGGTGTGGCAAGTCGTTGGACCGGCCTGGACCCATCCACCAAGCCTGTTTGGAATATCGTGACGCCAGGGGCTGCGTTTCAAATGACCGAGACACTTAACGGCCCAGGACTTACAAACCACACACTGATCAACAGGGAAACAGACGTAGAGTCTTTGACTGAGACAACTTCTGTGTTTACGCAGTAATGAAGCGTGCTTTGGCGGTTCTTTTGTTTATTGCCGGGCCTGTAAATGCTCAGGTAAGTGGTACTGCAGCGCCGGTTGCAAATAGTAGTGGCTCAGTGACAAATATGGCCATTCAAAATGTACCTGGAAGACAATTTACAAATACTTATGGATCAGGAATTAGCTGCCAAGGTGCTACTTTAAACATCAGCCCTTTTGTTAACGGACAAACAGGTTGGGCTAGCCCTTATGAGAAATATTACGACGAAAATGTGTACGATACTTTAGATTTAGTAGGAGCCTTTGATCCTGAAGGCAATCCTCAGCCAGACGGTATTCCTGACAACCCAGGCAACGTATTGTACACAAAACCAGTAAGAACTGGGCAGAAACAAAATACATCTATTAACGCTGGAATTACTGCCACAATCTCTATTCCACTTGATCGTCATCACGTAAGATCTTGCCGTAAGGCTGCAGAAAAACAAATACAGATCATGGAGGCAACATTGGCTGACCGTAGATTAAATTACGAGATTGCAAGATTAAAAAATTGCTCAGAACTTATGAAACAAGGCGTAATTTTTAACCCTTCTAGTCCGTATGCAGCAATATGTGCAGATGTTGTTTTGATTAATCCACCTGGCGTCTTGCCGCCCCACATCCATTCAATACCTACTTCTTTAACGAACGCTGAAACTTCCGACGCTGCCAAGCCGACTCAACAACAACTTTCTTCCCCAGCTTCTCCTTAATTTTCTTGATTGTCTTTTTGACGATGGGTTTGACAGCTTTCAACAGAATGTCGCCTAATGGTTTAGCGAGGATGGCACTTGTAACGCCTATCGCGGCAACCCCCGCAGTCGTAAAAGCAGCAGGCGCAGAAGGAGCCCAAAGGCCGACAATCGTTGGTATGTCCAACGGGTCGAGCTGTGCTTTACATTCTCCATTGATCCGTTCATAGCCAATAATCACTGCAGTCTGCTGTTTATTTTTAGTTCCAATGGGCCTGGCATCCAGTGGCGGGCATGGCAGTTCTGTGTCTACATTTGGAATGCCGGTTGGGTTGGACGCCGCCGGTGAAGGGGACCGAGCCGGTTGTTTCGAGGCAGCCGGTTTTTCTTTTGGGTTGATGACTGGTTGTTTAGCTCGCGTATAAGTCAACGTGCCTGGAGTGAAATCAAGTGCATTGAACGACGGCATTTCAGCCCCGCAAATAATTACATTCCCGCGAGGATCATTGTCATACGCACTTTCATTTTCAGGCTGCACGGATCTGGACTCGACGCAGCCAGGAACGTTAGCGATGGGGAAGCCAAAACCAGGTATTGACGTAATGGGTGGTGCAGACGGGATGCTTTGCGGTGGAAGGTTCCGCCAACCTTGTATTTCTTGAACGCCAATGGGCTTCACCCCAACTTGCCCCACACCAATCTCAGGTATTTCAGGCACCTATTAGAACGGCAACTTAGGCGTCTCGATTGCTGGGCCTGTAGCTGATGGCAGTTCAGGCATTACGTCATCAACCGCTGGAACCATGTCAGTCACTAGCTTTGTCAGCTCTAGCTTTAGCTCGCTCATGTAATACTTCGTCAGCGATGGAATCCGGGTGTAAAGCACCAACGATCCAACAACCATCGTTCCAGACATCAAGAACCCAAGGGCTCCGGCCAGATTGAAAAAGCGTTGCACGATAAGATCCCAAAGAAAAAACCTCCCCTGCTGTGTGAGACCAGGGAAGGTTGCAGTTGCTCTGTTAAAGACTAGCTCAGAATGA